CCCGTACGAGCCGATCAGCTTGACTGACTGGCTTGTTTGCTTCGTCTGGTCCCTCGCTCTGAGGGGCGAGTTCCTGGGTCGCACGATCGAACGCGACCGCCTGGGCTTCCCGTCACAGATCATGCCCGTCTCGCCCGATGTGGCGACGGTGCATCCCAACGGCAAAGGCGAACTGGAGTGGCGCTTCGCCGGGGAAAAAATCAAGCCCGAAGACGTCTTCCACGTCCGCTACCAGAGCCAGCCCGGGAACCCGCGAGGGATAAACCCGATCAAGGCGATGCAGTACCCCTTTGGTCTCGGGCATGTGATGGACGTGCATGCGACGACTGTCTACGGCAACTCTGCCGATCCTCGCGGAGTTATCGAGGTCGACGGGCAGATGAGTGACACGGCCACCAAGCAGATGATCTCTGCTTGGGTCAGCGCTCACCAGGGACCGCGCAAGTCAAGCCTACCGGCGATGCTCACCGAGGGCGCAAAGTTTAACCCGATCTCGATCTCGCCGGCAGATCAGCAGCTCCTCGAAGCCAGAAAATATTCAGCCGAGGAAATTTGCGGCATGATCTTTAGGGTCCCGCTGTTCATGCTCGGCATGACGGAGCGCTCGACTTCGTTCGGTAGGGGTATCGAGCAGCAAGAGCGCAACTTTGTCGTTGGGGCGTTGCAGGGGTATCTCGTCAGAGCCGAACGTGCGCTCTCGGAATGTATCCCTGACGGCCAGTACGTCAACTTCGACCTTCGCCACCGGATCAGGGGCGACTCGGTCCAGCGAGCTCAGGTCGGCTCGCTGATGATGCTCTGCGGCGCTTGGTGCGCGGACGACGTTCGAGCCACCTTTGACATGCCGCCGCTGCCCGAAGGCAAGGGCAAAGAAATCTACGTCCCGATCAACACCGAGATGTACAAGATGGCGCTTGAGGCTCTGAAAGAGCTACAGGACGGCGAAAAGGCCGAAGGCCAAGAACCCGTGCAGATCCCCGCTCCGTCCAACGGCAAAGGCGACCCCGCCAACGTACTCAAGTAGCACCGCACCAACGGAGGTGCATATGTCTGAGACCAGTGAGCTTGAGGAGCGCGCCGAGGCGGAGCTTCGCGCCACCAAGTACACCGACGCGCAAGTTGAAGCGCTCGGCAAGGAAGGTAAGGCGTTCAAGAACCCGGACGGCCATTACAGCTTCCCGATTGACGACGCTGACGATCTCGAGAACGCGATCCAAGCTCTTGGACGCGCTCCGGAGGCCGTGCGAGATGCGGTCAAGGCGTACATCAAGAAGCGCGCCGAGGCGCTGAAAGCCACGGACAAGTTGCCGGAAGACTGGCGCTCGGCTGAGATCGAGGTCGAGACCCGCGATCCACAGGACGATGAGGTCTGTCCGAACTGCGAAGGCTCTGGAAAGGTCGACGGCGAAGAATGCCCGGACTGCGAAGGCTCGGGCGTGCTAGACCCCGACGCGGAGCGCACCGCGCCGACCGAAGTCGAGCCGCGCAAGGTCGCGACGATCCTCAATGGCACGATCGAGCGCCGCGACTTCACGGCCTCCGACGTGGAGATCCGCTCGACCTCCGACGGCGGACTGCGGTTCTCTGGCTACGCCTCAACGACCGAGACCCCGTACATGGTGGGGAGCTTCGAGGAGACCTTTGCGAAGGGCGCGTTCAAGCGCTGCCTCGGCGAAGAACCGGATGTCGTCCTGCTGGTCAATCACGCCGGTCTTCCTTTGGCTCGGACCCGCTCGGGGACGATGACGCTGAGCGAAGACACGCGCGGGCTGAAAGTCGACGCGGACCTTGATCCGACAGACCCCGATGTGCAGTCCTTGCTTCCGAAGATGAAGCGCGGCGATCTGACGGAAATGAGCTTCGCCTTCCGCGCAACGGATGACGAATGGGACTCCCGCGAAACAAAACGGGTAGTTCGCGCCGCAACTATTCACAAGGGCGACGTCTCGATGGTCACCCACGGAGCCAACACGGACACCTCGGGAATGGTCACGCTGCGGTCGGAGCAAGGCTCTTTCGAGCTCCGCATCGATGAGGAGCGCATCGGCAAAGCTCTCTCGAATGCCAAGAAAGCCAAATTGGAGAAGATCAAGGGCGAGATCGACGACATCCTCGGCACGCCTGACGAGCCGGTGGTTGAGTCGCTCCCGAGCGATCCACTCGCGACCATCATCCCCTCAGGCATCGAGGCCGCAAGGGCAGCCAAAGCCCGCGCAGAGCGGAGGGCGGCATGAGCGCCGTCGAGGATGCCGTCCGCCTGGACGCAGCACGGGAGGAACTGGAGACACCAGAGGCCCGCGCCGCGGCGGAGACGGCCCTAGCGAATGCTCACCGAGCGATCCGTGAGCCACTGGCCTACCAGCGTGGAGGCTCGTCCTACTTCGTAGACCTGTTTCTGGCCGAAAGAGGCGCTGGAGAGGCGCGGGAACGCCTCGAACGCCACGGCAAGCAGATGGACGAGCTTTCCCGCTTCCCCGAGACGCGAACGCTTGATGGGGCTGAATACGAGCACCGCATCAACCCGAGCCTCGAAGTAGGACATGGCGGAGAATTCGCACCTCCGTACTGGTTGATCGAGCAGTTCGCCACCGCGCGCCGGCCGGGGAAGATCCTCCAAAAGCTGATGCCGACCTTCGACCTGCCGAGGGGCGTCTCCTCTGTGAACCTCCCGCGCATCATCGTCGGGAATACGGTTGACGTCGATGTGCCGAACAGCCCCGTGGACTCCTCAGCCGTGACGACCGAAGCAGTCAAATCGCCAGCGACGGTCTTCTCCGGCAACAGCGACTGGTCGATCCAGACGCTCGAGCAGTCTCCGCAGGGCGCTCATCTGGACTGGGCGATGTTCTTGGACATGTCCGAATCGGCGGACTTCAACATCGAGCGCCAGTTGATCTTCGGCACGGGCCAGGGCTCAGAATTCTACGGCCTGATCGAACTTCCCGGCACAACCACGGTCAACTACACGTCTGGCTCTCCTACGGGTACGGGGATCTTCCCGGAAATCGGCAAGGCACTCGCACAGGTGGGGGTGAAACGCCGCCGTCCGCCCAAGGCGCTCCTGATGAACAGCTCGCGCTTCTTCTGGCTGGCGACGAGCGAGGACAACAGCAACCGGCCGCTGATCCTCGAAGACTATCCGCACTCGGACTTCCCGAACGCCGGGTTGGCGTCAGTGGGTGTGTATCTCGACGACGCGATCCCGCAGAACTTCGGCGAAAGCAAAGAACAGGACGCAATTTTCGCCTGTCGCCCGGAAGACATGCTCTTTCTCGACTCACCTCCCGTGACGATGGCGGACAAGGATGTGCTCTCGGGAACGCTGGAAGTGCGCTTCCAACTCCGCCGCACGGTCGCCGCTCTGCTTGGGCGGTATCCATCGGGGATCTCGAAGGTCACTGGCGTTGGCATGAAAGTGCAGGAAGGCTTCAAGTGATGCCACAGCTAGGCGACAGAACGAACGAACTCGAGAACCCGGTCAAATCGATCACGGTCGGGAAAACAAGCAGCGAAGTGCTGCTCGAAAATCCCGAACGAGAAGGCCTGCGAGTTTCGAACGGGAACCCGAACGCAGTGGTCTCACTCGGCCTTGGTGAAGACGCCAAAACCGGTTGCGGGATCGTCGTTGTCTTCGCCGACGGTGGTTGGGATGGCCGGATCGGACCTCTTACCTGGACGGGAGCGCTTCACGCGATCTCCACGGAAGAAAGCACCGCCCTCGCAATAGTCGAGGTGTAGCACCCGCGCTGGACTCCGCCGTTGTGGCCTGTTGGACGCCTGCCTCTGGCACGCGCACCGCCGCCCGCTGTCGAGCACCGCCCGGGGAGACGAAGCAAACATCAACTGTCTCCCGAGAGGAGAACAACCATGCTTACAGCAACGGAGCCGACGGTACTCGACGGCCTGAAGGAGCGCCGTGCAGGTATCAGCACCAGCTGGGATGAGCTGATCGACGGGCGCGAGAAAGAGCGCGAGGAGTTCGAGGCGCGCACGAAGGACGAGGACGAGTCCAAGCACCCCTCAGATGAGGAGCGTGACGCCTACGGACTCGCCGAGGAGGAGTTCCGCACCGCCTCGAAGGACTTCGAGCGCCAGTACGGCGAGCTCGATGAGCGGATCGGAGTTCTGGAGGGTAAGGCCAAGCGCAGCAAGGTGGCCGAGGAACACACCGTCACAGTGGAACGCGTCACCGAGCCGCAGGTCTACCGCAAGGACAACGCGCACGAACTCTCCTACTTCCGCGATCTGATCGGCACGGAGCGCTCGCTGCGCGGTCGTGTGGCTCCGGAGGGTGGCTGGGGTGCTGCGGAAGAGCGCCTGAGCAAGCACGGCAAGATGATGGAGGACGTCATCGAGGTCCGGGAGAAGAAAGCGACCCGCGACGCCGAGCGTGAGATCGAAGACGCCGAGGGCGAGTTCCGTCAGGGGATGGGCATCCGCCAGCGCGGCTTCGAGGCCTCGCCGTTTGAAAAGCGAGCGCTCGAGCAGCGGGTCAACCCGTCGCGTGCGCCGGGAGCCGGCGGAGAATTCGCTCCCCCGCTGTGGCTGGTCGAGGACGACTTCGTCCCCGCGCTCCGCGCCGGGCGGGTGGTCTCGAACCTCTGCCGTCAGATGACGATTCCTCCGGGAACCGATGTCGTCAAGGTGCCGCGCATCAAGCTCGGGGCCGAAGTTGCTCCTCAGTTGGCGGACAACGCCGGAGTCGCCTCGCGGGACATCGAATCGGAAACGATCGAAGCGCCCTTCAAGACCCTCGCGGGTCAGGAGGACGTGGCGATCCAGCTGATCGAGCAGTCTCCGGGCCAGGTGTTCGACCGAGTGGTTCAGGAAGACCTTCTCGCGGACTACCACCTGAAGGTCGACCAGAACGTCTCCTACGGCCAGGGTCTGAACTACACGACCCTGAACGCAGGAACGATCCGCGGGCTGTTCCCCGGCACCGGATGGGGCGCGGGACACCGCGAATCAACCGTGGCAGTCTCGCCGCAGGTGCTGATCGGTGCGATGGGCGCCAACTGGTCGCACATCGCCAAGGAACGATTCTCGACGGCAAACGTCCACCACGTGCTCAACCCGGCGTTCGGGGCCTACCTCGGCTCGGCGACGGACGGCACCTCAGAATCGGGTCGGTTGCTCGTCAACGCGACGGACATCCCGAACTTCAACACCTCGGGTCTGACGCCTCCTGAAAACCCCGCAGAGGGCTACTTCATGCGGACGACGCTGGGACCGGACGTCTACATCTCGGCGAACATCCCGCCGGTCCTTCCGCAGGCGCAGTCGGCAACTCCGGCTTCGATTCTCGCCGCGTCGAACAAAGCGGCCACGGCGGTCATCGAATCGGGAGCGGAAGCATTCAGCTACCTGCTCTCAGCGAAGTTCGACGACGTATGGTTCTTCGAGTCCGACCTGCGTGTTCGCGTATTGCCCGAGGTGCTGTCTGGGACGCTCCAGATCCGCTTCCAGGTCTACGCCTACATCGGGCTTCTGGTCCGCTACGGCCCCTCACTCCAGTTCGCGGGTGGAACGCCGTTCAAGGTCGGCACGTCGTTCAGCGCAGCTCCGACCGAACCGAAACTGGCGGGCTACGCCTTCTAAGCAGTAACGCGCGGGGCTTTGGTCCCGCGCGCCTTTCCTCAGACCAAATCTACGAGGCGTCACAGGTGCGGCATCGAGCCGACGGCTGACGCTAGGGCGGCCCTCAAACGCAAGGGTTGAAACCAGACCCTCAGGGTCGCCTCAAAGGAGCAGAACATGTCCGACCTCGTCTCCGGGCGCTACGGCGCTCTCGATCCACTGTGGACCATGCTGGGCCGTCCCGTCAATGCCAAACAGACCAACATCCCCGGCCGCACGAACGTCTCCTGGTGGGGGTATGGCACTCCGCTGGACTCGGCCACCGCCGCGACGAAAAAAGGTGTCTTCGCTGCCATTCCCGTTCAGTGGGGCGACGAAATCTCCAAGATCACCGTCCTCGTAGGCGCGACGGAAGGCAAAACTGGCCCGGTCTCTTTCACGGCGCTGTACTCGGGGATCTCCGGGAAAAAAGAAGCGACGCTTCTCGCCCAGTCGGCCAAGAAGGAAGTCGCGCTCAAACCCAAATTGCCGCTGACCGAAGAACTCGAAAAATCGGTCCTCATCACGCCGGAAAACGCGCCGGGCGGGTGGGTCTACGCAGGCCTTGTTCTCGAAGCGACGACGATCAACACCCTGATCGGCACCAAAGCGGTCGCGGCGGCGCAGAAAGAATGGTTCCCTGGCGGACCGGAAGCCTACGCCGTGGAAGTCACGCAGAAAGAAGCGGGCGTCGCGGAAACGAAAATCAAAACGGAAACGGCTGTCGAACTCGTGCCGTTCGTCGTCCTGACCTAAAGCGATGTCCCGTGTGTATCCCCCATCGCGCGAAGGCGAGGTTCTCATGTTCCGTGAGATGAGAGCGAAGGCCCGCGCGGTGGGCGACGCCGGAGTAGTCCGGATGACCGACGTCGAACTCGGTCGCCTAGGGCCGCTCGAGACGATCGAGGCGGTCACTGACATGGAGACCGCCGTTCCGGAGAAGCCGAAGCGGGGCCGTAAGCCCAAGCCGCGCTGCGAGCACGCCATGATCCTCGACAGATGTCCCGACTGCTCTCCTGAGCAGCAGGTGGCCTGATGGGTCTGGCAGTCGTCAAGGACGGCGGCATGAGTTGCCTTGCGCCTACCGGGGAGGCGACCACCGATTTGCCGGTCGTCGATGTATGGGTCGCCGCTGCCACTGGCAAAGGTCGCGTCGTCTCTGCTTATCACGTAGCAAAGGCCCAGGGGGCATCCCTTTGTCCCGCGCAGAGCCTCACCCTGCTCATCAACGAAGCTGCGCGGGTGGCCTACTGCGCAGTCGCCAGCGGCCCGTGCGGGCCGCCCGTCTTCTTCCTCCAGTTGCCAGGTGATGCGGTCGATATGCGGCCGGGAGACAGCCTAAATCTGCGCCCGGCTAGTGGCGCGGGGGCGTAGGGGACTTATGGCTGGCTCACTGACCTTGGCGGGAATGGCTGATGGCCTGCTGATCGGGCAGGTCACAGTAGGGCCAAACACGATGACCGGAGCTGAATCCATCAGCGAGGTCATCAACTGTGAACTCGCGACGAATGTGGACTTCGTGGTCAAGGTGCCGACGAATGCCCGAGCGTTCGCGTGCATGTTCACGTTTGGCGGCGAAGCACCGCCGGAACTGAAACTCGGCTCGAACCTCTCCGCTACGTCGACCGGGTTTGTGACGACTGCACAGGGCTTTCTAG